TTAACTTTTTTAATTTTTTTTTTAAAATTTATTTTATATTTTATTATCTTAAAAAAATGTCAAGATATTGGTCCGCAGATGATTCCATGAAAGTTGGTGAAACTAAAATTTCCATTCCGAGTGAAAACGGATTAGATTATGATCCTGGGAACAAAGTTCAGTTCTTTATTCCTCCATCTACTAAATTTATGGATGGACGTGAATCGTATTTAGAATTTAATGTAAAATTATCTTTACCTGCTGGTGCTGTTCCTACTCGTCTTCAGTTAGATAAATGTTCTTCGACGATCATCAAAAATCTAAGGATTTACGATGGAACTCGTGGAAATTTAATTGAAGAGATTTCAAATTATGATTCTTATGTTGCTGTCAAATATGATTATGAAAAGGATGCCTCGGTTGAAAATCTTCGTGCTCTAAGGGAAGGTTGCCTTGTTCAGACTACTGACAACAGAAGTGATTCTGGAACTACTAAAACTGGATTAACTAATACAACTACTAATCCTTATTTCAAAAAGACTTCGGGAAATATCACCACTACTTATTCTGATAGTGATTTCCTAACTGCTAAAGTTTGTATCCCACTTCATTCGGGAGTGTTTGCTAATTCAAGGACTATTTTCCCACTAATGCTTACATCAGGTCTTTATATTGAAATTGATTTAAATGATGCTGATAATGTCATCAAACAATTAGATTCGGTACTCCGTGATCGCAGGACCCCTGCTAATCCATTTTTCCATTCGTTAAATGGTTCATCTATCGCCCCGAATGATTGGGCGGATGCTGGTTCGTCTGATACTTTCTTTGTTGATACAGATAATAATCTTGATGGTGCTGATCGTGTTTCACGATTCCCATTTGTAAAAGGTGAAACATTTAGATTCTGTCATAATGATAATAATGGAAGTGTATCCGCCCTTGATGGGACAGCAACTATTAGTGAAATCAATCTTTCTACTACTGCGAATGGTGGTGCTGGATTAATTGAAGTCAAACTTACATCCACTATTGAAAATACTGGTGATGATATTACACAAGAGTTTGTTATGTTTTCAACTGCGGTTGCGGATGCTACAACTTACGATGCTTCTTACAAAGTAACTAATATGAATTTAGTATTATCGCAGGTTCATTTAGATGCTGGATATGAGGCAGGAATGCTTAGAAAAGTTCGTGAAGGTCAAGCAATTGAATTTGATATTGATTCATTAACTAATTACAAACATAGTATTTTAGCAAGTGATCGTCAAACAACGATGCAAATCTTTGCTAATAATTCTCGTGCTAAATCATTACTAATTGTTCCACAAGACAACTCTGTTTATACTTCGGCAGAAAAGATAAGTGGATCTGGAACTTATGTAATTAAAGGATCTAACTATAGTAATGCTAGTGAATTAACTAAAGATGATGCGGATACATGTTTAGCAAGTAATCGCACAGCATACACGGGAATTGTTGATGAACTAACGAGCATTCAGTATGTAATTGATGGTAAGAGAGTTCCTTCGCGTGAAATTTCTACAAAGAAACTCGCAACAACTAATTCTATTGATGCGTTCCATTTATATGAACTTGAAAAATGTTTAGATTCTGCTGGAATTCCACCGAAGTCTTTCTCTGCTTTCCTTGATAATTTTGTATTTGGAAGGAGTTTTTCGGCATCAGCACAGAATGGTGCTATGGATCTTCGTGGTCGGGATTTATCTGTAATCCTAAAATATCTTGGATCAGGTGTTCCACAGAAGAATAAGATCTTTAATTCGTATGTTTTCCATCTAAGAAAATTAATTATTCGTGATGGTTCACTTGAAGTTCAATTTTAAATTCCTTTAAAACTTTTTTTGTTTATTTTTTAATTTTAAAATTTTTATTTTTATATCATAAAAATGACATCTAGATACATCGAAATCAGACCAGATAATATTCCTGCTGACGGAAAAATATCTTTTAAAAACGGATTTCCAGTCCTTTCATTTACTATCTCGGCACAAGATGGACTCCTTGATCCATCTACTATTCGCATCGTGGGTGATTTTAATGCTTACAAGGATAATCTTGCTACCCCCACACCACTACGAAGTGGTGATAATGTTACCATGAATAATCGTCTCGGGATCTATAATGTAATTGAATCGTTTAATGTTCGTTCTGTTAGATCAAAAATGATCTGTGAGAGCGTTAGACATTATTCAAAATATCTAAATACATACCTAGCATTAAATTCGTCACTTCAGGATCAAATGGGACATTTAGGTGAAACTTGTTTGATGATGCCTAATGCTACATCTTTCCGTCAATCTGTAATGGAAAGTCCTGCTAACGGAAAGCAAACTAACTCTTTCAGTTTCCATGTTCCTAGTGGATTTATGATGAGTGGAAATATGGTTAATCTTCGCCCTGATGCATTCGGAGGTCTTCAGTTAGAATTCATGCTTCAACCTGATAGTAATGTTCTTTATGCTGATAATGGTTCTTCTACTGGAATTGGTGACGCTCATTATGAACTATCTAATCTTAAACTATGTTGTGAAATTAGTGATTTCACGGATGATCCTCCGGGTGATCAATCGCAAGGTGTTTTTGAATTTAACACTATTACTTCACTTTACACTTCTATCAATTCTACGAACGCTCAACTTCAATACAATCTAGCATTAAGAAATGTTATTTCGGCATTTGCTACATTTGTTCCAGTTCAGTTTATTAATACTTTAACTGCTGATGGTCAGGTCTCTGTATATCCATCAGGCGACGGATCAAGTAATACATCACTCGCACCCATCCGCAGAGTTCAGTTCTTAAAAGGGGGATCTAAATTTCCAGCGGATTTTGACTATGTCAATAATATTGTTGATGATGCATCTGTTCAACTTCCTGATCCACAGATAGTAAGAAATTTAGTTGATGCTGTTTCACCTGATTATACTAGTGATCGTTTTAGTATTTCACCAGCAAATATGAATCGTGATTATTCCATGACTCCTTCTACTACTACAGATACAGCATACAATCTTATTCCTGAAGGTGGTTCTGTCATGGGTCTCGGTGTAAAATATGGTATTGGTGGTGCTGGTGAGGATTTTTCAACTGAGCAATGGGGACTTTCTATTGATAGTGATCTTAAATCTGATCGCCCTATGGGAGTTTACATATTCATTAAGAGTCGTGCCCAGTTAGTATTCAGTCCTAATGGCGTTCAATTAATTCAGTAAAATAATCATTCGAGAGCAAAATTTGGTTCATTTTCCAGATGAATTGAATTATTTTCTATAATTATTTTTTTGATTTTTTTTTTATTTTTTTATTTTATTGTTCTTTCATAAAACAAAAATGAGTGACGATTTAGATATGCCGAAAGGTGGTGGTGATTCCATTCCTAATTTTCTTATGTTAAAACAAATTCCTGTAAATTACATTCAGCAAGTCGAGACGGATCTTTTAGAACCTGTGGTGTTCAGTCAGGGCGGTGCTACTAGCGATGGATTCTGTCGGTTTGTCCTTCAGAACAAAGGATTCCTTTCTTCGCATTCAAAAATTTTTATGGCGTTAAAACCTGCTGCTGGTATTACTGATGGTTATTTTGCTCCGCATCTAGGTGTCGGTCAAGTTGTAAAGAAAGCAGTTCTTAAGATTGGTAATAAACAGATTAATGAAATTGATTCGTGGGCAGGATTATTTGGTGTAAAATCTTCTTTGATTACAAATGAAAATAATCTTGAAAGGGAACAATATTTAACTGGGAGATATTTAAATCACGATTTCAAATATGTTGATGGTTCTAAAGCACGAGCAACTGGATATTCCTTAGATAATGGTGTATCTTTTACTGGGGCAAATCTTAAACAACCAACATGGGCGACTATGGATGGAAGTATTGCGGATCAATGTCCTTCGTATTCTATTGATTTAAGTGATCTTTTCCCATTCCTGAAGGTTCATCAACTTCCTTTATATATGATTACTGAACCAATTACTATTGAACTAACATTCCAACCGACTACTAAACATCGTCTTCAAATTCCATCAGGAACGGATACCGATCTTGAAGTTGATATTGTAAGGGATCAATTAAAATTCTGTGCTGATTATATATACTATGGTGCTACAGATGAAATGGATAGATTCGCACAAGCAAATGGAGATTTATCTTTCTCTTTTGTTGATTACAGAGTTGTTGAAGCATCAACGACAACGGCAGGACTTACTTCGGGTGTCATTAGGAATCTCGGTATGGCGAATCGTATTGTTCCTCGAATTATCGTAACTACATCAAAAACTAATGAAAATGAAGAAACTATTTTAGGTCAGTATAATGCTCGTTCGCCTCTTGTGAATGCCTCTGGTGTTCAGGGAGGATTTAAATATAATATCCGCTATAATGATCGTTTTGAATTTACTAGTGATGTGGATAATACGGCAAGAATGTTTAGTATTTTTACTGATAGTGAATCGGTACCATTTATCACTCGTGATGAATATTCTGACCAAGGTGTCGCAGGTCAAATCACCACAGATACTTTCCAAGGTCGTTCACAGGCAGCAGGTCTTCAAGGACATTTCTTCTATATGGGGACTCGTCTAACGAATGGTCGTGTCGGTCAACGTGGTATTGAATTACATTTAACTAGTGAAGTTCCTGCGAATGTTGATCTACTCCGTGTTTATTGTGAATATGTTCGTGTTGCAAGACTTGTCGGCGGAACCTTTGAAGTATACAACGCCTAATTTTTTTATAATTTAAAATTTTTTTCATAAAGTATTTAGAAAATAAAATCTAAGTATTATAAAAATGAATGTTAATGAAATTATTTCTAAGGCACGTCCAAATTCAAAACCATCAACAATTAAACAATATTCAATTCAATTAAATCAGTTGAAAAAAATGTTTGAAACGGATAATTATGACTTTTTAAAAAGTCCTAAAAATGTTTTTTCTAAATTAGAAGATAAACATTTTACAACACAAAGAAATTTTTATAATTCTATTATTGTATTATTAATGGCGTTAGATGAAAAAAAAGAATTAATTGATGAATATATTCAAGTCAGGGATGAATTAAATGAAAAATATAATGATTCACAAACGAATAAAATATCAGAAAAACAAAAAAAAAACTTCGCAACTATGGAAGAAATTGAAAAAATGTTAAATCAAATGTTAAAAGAAATTAAAACAAAAAAATTAAAAAGTAAGAAGAATTTAAATGGAAAAGAAAAAGAGTTATTGATGATGTATACTATCTTCAATATGTTAAAAATAATTCCAACTAGAAATGAAATCGCAGGTATGATATTATCAACACCTAAAAAGTATTCAAAAGAAGATAAGGAATTTAATTATTTAGT